TTCAATTTTAACCATCTTACTTATTTCTGCTTTTTGTTCTTGTGTATTCATTTTATTTAAGATTTGTAAAGAAAAGGCTTATAAAAGCACATGGGTTATTTAGTTTGTTTGTTAACGTACAGGTCAATCAACTCATTACAAAATTGGAAATGCCTCTTCAGATTATCCAATTTTTCTGTCATAGATTGATAATTTTTGATTTTAGTTTTTCAATTTGCTCAAGGTGTTTCTGTGTTTGACAATTAAATGATTTTATCTTTGCTTCATGCCTCTCTATGGATTTATTAATCGCATCACTTAAATTGAGATAGTAATTAATACCATCTACATATATTGTATGAGAGGTATTAATTAACTTATCTGAGAAGAAGCGTACCCCATAACCGTTTCTTAACTTTACAAGAATCACATTATCTTCCCTCTCAATACATTGTATCTCTTTTGTCACATAGTCCTCCTTATTGTCGAATATCATATAGACAAAGTCGGATAATGTCAAATTATTTGCGTTTTTCTTTGGTGTCATTGGTTTTATTTTACTTATTACTAATACTTTTTAATATAGTCGTTGTGTTTGCCATTTTCCTGAATTCGGGAAGATGGTTTAAATAGACGCAATGTTGTGCGTGTAGAGGAGAGTTATGCCTCATTTTGGACAGCCGACAAATCCGACAGCTTATAAGTGAAGCTAACCCATTTAATACCTTCTTCAAATGCTCTTTCCGTGCTGTACCAAACAACCGCCTCTGCTCTTTCAGGTTGCAAATAAAGCCCGTTGTGTGGCATTTCAATTGCTACAATGATGCCAATACCATGTTCTGTTTTTACTTCCTGCCCGATAAAAAAACGAGGCATAACAGCAGTTTGGCGCAAGCTGCGAGTGTAGTCTGATAATTTAGTTTCGTGTTCCATATTTTATTTTGTTGTTAAGTGAAAAATTGTGTTCCAAAATCGCAGCCTTCGCCAAGCTGCCAAACGTTATAGGTAATAAAATTTACTACTGTTCACGTTCCAATTTCTCATTTATAGCTTCGACAATCCATCTACCAAATTCATCTTGAAAACTTGCTGCTGCATCTAAGTCAATGCTTTTATCCTTATTTATGAATAAGTTTTGAATTGCTCCCCAACCTCTTAAATCAGCAAGTTTTTGATGTCCACCATCCTTTTCAATTCCCCAAATGAATTGTCCATCTTCATCATATTTTGCTTTCACTCCAATAAAGTCTACTACTTTCATAATCCGTAAATTTTACAACCTATAACATCACCTAACAAAAATGGCTGCTACAAGTATTTGTTTTTAATTCAGAAGTTCTTACAAGCAGCCACTTCTGTTAGCTGCAAAAAGTTAGCGGTCATTGCCTTTCAGCATCCGCAATAAATTTAATGCTCCCATTTTATGATATAATTTTGGTGCGCATGAAAAGTTCTTCATAAGTGCATCACTCCACTTTTCAACTTGTTCCTCCGTAGGCAATAAACCGATAACAATGGGTTTATTCAATTGCTCAAATTCGTAGTCAGTTGTAAGTTTTTTAGCTTCTAAATATTGTTCCTTTGTAATCATAATTTGTATTTTTTATTCGCAACTAAATAAACCCTTTGCCGTTATCGGCAATTCGTGGACAAATCTTTCGCAATCAAATATGCACAATCAGGCTTATGGTCTAATTCACTCATTGATGCCCAAATTGAACCGTTACTTCCTCCTCGATGTTCTTCTGCGTAACAGAATGGGCAAGTTGTTTCATACGCACCATTTGGGTTATCCCAACAATTTGGAGAAGTATCTAAAACAGCTTCACATAATTTTTGGACATCAATTTCTCTTTGCTCTGAATGAACTGCCGATAACATCGGTTTGGCAAGATTGGGCTTTTGTGATTTATTGTTCATTTTTTCTGTTTATTAAAGTTTGTAATTAATTTGAGCGATTGTGCTTCTAAGTCCCCAACCTCGCCAAGCCGTGAACCGTTATGGGAAATGGCTTAACCATACCCACAATTCTTATAATGCAATGGGTCATATCCTGCACAGCAAGGATTTATCATCCCATCAATATCACCACAAGTCGAACATGGCTCTGGTTCATCCCATTGCTCATCATCCTCATCAAAGCCACTTCCCATAACATAGGCTTGTTGCAATTGCCGTTCATAGGCTTCAACAATGGCTTTGGCTTCTAAATATTGTTTTTCGTTTATCATAAATTTTCGTTTTAAAATCGGCAACTGACAACAAGCCCCGATACGTTAGCAGCCATTTAAAGACCTCCATTCCGAAATTTTTTGCTCTGCATATCTTTCCATTGCAGCTTCAAAAGCATCGTATGACATTGAGAAATTATAGCCTTTGTGTGGCATAACTGCTCGTTCAACAATGCTCCCATATTCATCCCTTACAGAATGCTTTTCTTCATACTCTTGTTGTTTAGCAAAAAATTTCTTTTGCTCTTCGTGTAAAATATCCTTTGGTTTCATTTTAATAAATTAAAACGGCTGCTAACAATGTATTGCCAAAAGTGGGGCAGACAAACCCAAATTCAACATTAGTAATAAATTCAACTTTTCGGCTTCGATTTCCCCCCCATCGCAAAGCCGCAACCCGTTATGGGCAACCGTAAGACGACCCCGAAAGACCGTCCTACGAACCCACAATTTTTAGTCAAGTATGCACCAATCGTTTTCCAACACATCGGATGGACTTGCAACCCAACCGTAAACCGTATTATCAGGATATACCATCGCTAATTGGTTTTTGTAGCGGATATTTCCACCACGTTTAGCAAATTCATCCTTTACGGTTTGCGGAAGCGATTGCATTTTTGGTACAATCTCTTCGTTAATTTCTGATGGAACTTGTTGGAAAATGAACATTCCTTTTCCGTTCCATCCTTGTCTTGCAACTCTTTTGCCTTGCTTTAAGGCTTCAATTGCTTGTCCGAAATTTTGGTTTTCTACCATTTTATTATTGTGGGTTTTACAAAGCCCGCCCAGAGCTATATCGTGAAAGAACGGCAGCCCATAACACACGTTTGGCAATATGGCAAGATTAGGTTTAATTTATAATTTGTTTTGCATAATTTTTTGTTCGTGAATGCTCGAAGTTTTAGGCTTGTTTATTTGCCACTTCGCCAAGCGACAGGACGTTATGTGCAAGGCTACTTTCCGTACATTGCCCAAATTGGTTCTATTGCTATAAAGGCTTGCCATTCGCCAAAAACGTGACCCCAACTTTCATTGAAAATGTGAAACCCTCTTCCATTATCGCCATCGTGGTCAGGCTCATTACCTAATGGTTTGTTTTTGTCAAGCCAACCCCATACAAAATTTATAGTTTCATCAATATTCATTTCGTATGGTAGTTTTTCCATCTTATCCGACTTTGCCCAATAAAGAACAAGTTTGTTTTCGTGAACACGATAACCTATTGTTTTATTTCGGTTCATTGCTAATTTCATTGAAAGGTCAAAATCGTTTTTGCCTTCGCTCATAATTGAGATACTTCTATTATCCATTTCGTTTTTAAATTAAATTTAGTGCTGATAAACCGCCCAGCACATAACAGTGGTTTGGCAATATGCAGCCATGACATTTGTGCTAAATTGAAACTTACAGCAAGGCTGCACATCGCCAAGCCGCAAAACGTTAGTGGCAAGTGCTACCAGCACAGCACACAATGACCTTCTTCCAAGCCGTATTTACCACCGTGCAAAATGTATTTAATCTCCATTGGTGAAAGTTTGCGACCAGTATAAGTTCCGTTTACTGTTTCTTCCAAGTAAAGCATATCGTAAACTTGAAAATTTCTATCATTTTTTCGGAGTTCAAACTTTTTTAGTCCTTTCTCTACGGCTTGATAGTATTCCGTTTCTGTTTTTAAGTGATGATGTTGTCTTGACATTTTTTGTTATTAAACCGCACCAGCCACTAACAGCGGTTTGGTGCTATTATTTTGCCTATTAAATTTATCTAAGGCTTGAAGTATCTGCAAGGCAAAATAACAGACACCAAGCCGCAAAACGTTAGCGGTAATGCCAACAGACACCCTATTTGTGATAACACCAGTAAATAATTGAAAATTTAACACCGTGTTTTTCACACAACTTTTCAATTAAAAAAATTGCAAATCTTCAGGCCTTTCACCATCATTCCACGCTGCAATAAGGTCATCCGCTTCTATGTGTATTTCATCCTCCAAATCTTCTACATAATAAGTTTGAAGTGATAAATCTCTTTTACTTGAGAGTAAATCAGCTACAACTTCTTTCAGTGTTTCATACCTTGTATTTGGAGTTCGACCACTTGGGTCAATTATTTTAAATCGTTCCATAATATAGTTTTTTAAGTGACATTAAAAACATCGTTTTCTTGCAAAATACTTGCAACTTTATTCCAGTTTACAATTCCAAAAAGTAGAGGAGTATTCAAAGATTTTGAATCTATGTAAATGTATCCTCCATCTATAGGATCAGTGTGAATTATAAACTGGTTGAAGGGTAATGTGAAAGGTTGAGGCTGTCTTTTGGAAACAGAAAAAGTATCTATGATAACTTCTCGGTTTCTAAGCCAATCTAAAGCATACTCTAAATCCTCTTTATTGTACAAATCAGCTAATGAGGAGTTTAAGATGATTTTATGGCCAACTTTTTGAAGGTTTTTTACTACTTTAGTAGAACCTGGAACTTCTATTCCCATAGAATCTCTCATAACATTGTTGAATCCTAAATAGATATGTAGCGGTTTCATAGAGAAAACTTTAAAATTAAGAGAAATAGCATTACAATTGCTCCATAAAGATCTCTTTATATCTACGTGAGTTATGGTGCATTAAAAGTTAGTTCCCAATACCCGGTTGCTTGAGTAGCTTTGTTTACATCACATTCTGCCATCACGAGCAGACTTTTGTTAAACAAGATAGCTTTAACTCTCCTCTGACTAAGGAATTTCAAGGCTCTCGGTTTTATTGAGCCACTTCAACTGGGAACTAACTATAACAGTTTTTTACAGAGATGCTCAGCTCTTTCAGACATAAAGGAGGCTCTCAGCCTTGTACAGAAGGTTATGTCCTACCAAGACACCTTCCGAAAAGTTACGGCCTACAGATGAGTTGATAACTCTCACCCTGGTATGGCACTTGTTGAAGTTTGTTTCATTTTCAGCTTGTATCACAGCCTACTTGTATAGTAATGCAAGGGGAAATCCCTGCATGAGTTTAAACCTACCTAAACTCAATATCGAGGTTTGTAGGTAATCAGACTATCCCTGCATTGCGAACTCAATAGCATTATCTGCTTGCGTTGCTGGGTCAGGTTCAGCCTGAGAAAACACAGCCACCCGACCAATGGCCGGATGAGTGTATTGGTGAACAAGGATAAATCCTTGCTCAAGTAAAAGCACTTTTTCAGCATCGAAGTCTTTGTTGTTACCAAGACAGTTGTCTTCAATTAATTCAAATTTGTTCATGATTTTGAGTTTAGAGGGTTAAACAGACTAAATATATAAGTACAAAACTTCATAGTATTAAGAATTTCTTGGTACTAGAGGAAGGAGTATTAGGAGTAAAAGGAGGTTAAGTGGGAAGGAGGAGGATAAAAAGGTTGGTAGAAAGTTTGATTAGAGGGTGAGGAGAAGGTGGGAAAAGTGGAGGAAGTTGAAGGAGAGGAAGGAAAGATGGAAAAGGAAAAAACTTCACAGGAATTTCCAGGGAAGGAGAGAAAAAGAGGAGAATAGGAAAGAGAGGTGAGATGGTTTTTTGGTTCTTGGGCGGGAGCCCCTGACAAGTCCATTCTCTTTTCCAGGAGAAAGTTTAGAGACAATGTTTAAGCCTTAAATTTCCTATAGAATAATATCTCATAGTTAATGACTTGTTAGGATTCAGTGTTTACAAGGGTTACAGAGGATTGACTTGTCACTATTTAGTGACACTTTTTTAAAAACAGCTACAAAATAGTGACACTTTTCTTGGAGCTTTTTCTGTCTCCAAGTATATTTGTACAACACAAATTTATGGCTAGGATACCGTTACATTATCAGATTGCTGAGGAAGTTATAGGACTGTTGGAGCAGGGAACTCATAGAAAGAGTTATCAGGATAGGCTAGACAATGGGACTATTGTTCAAGTAGAATCAGAGATTAGAGGATTTACTCTACCTGGAGAAATATTCATTGCTTCTGCAGATATTTACCAGGATCTGTCTCCTGCTGCTATCAAGCTGATCATAGAGATTCAACAGAAACTACAGCTCAACAATCCTCTGTGGTATTGTACACAACCCAATAGTAGGATTAGACAGGCTTTAGCTCAGTTAAAGAGGAAAGGAATCCTCAAATCAATTGATGGAACTGACATGTACCTAGTCAACCCTTCCAAGATTAGAAAAGGCAGACCTCTTGCTGTTTACAGTGCGCTGTACTCTTACTCTAAGAAAATGTATCTAAAGGATAAGAACTGGAGACCAACTACAGAAGATATCAAAAGACTTCTTTCTCCTAAAGAGTTGGAAATGTATCTAGTAGAAAGCAGAGACTAGTGTGTGGAGGAGACTAGCCAGCTCCCGGCACAGTCCACATGATTACGTCTGATCACGTTCAATCACCTGCGATCACCTTCTGGTTACGTCTGATTCCTAAAGGTTACGTCTGATCACCTCTGATCACTCCCTGCAACACACAGCAAGCTGTAAGGAAGAAAACTCCCTCCCCGAAGGGAGAGAGTTTATAAGCGTAATAGTTTACCTGTAATCAGGCTACGCTCTTGTGTATCCGTTAGCGGATAACAGTTCAGGAGTCCAACCTTGTGCAACCAAAGCTGCTTCAGCAAATACTTCTCCTGCTGGATTTTTCCAGTTTGCAGGAGCACCTGGAGGAGGAGGAGTTGAACCAGTTGATGGAGGAGTTGGAGCACCAGCATTAGCAACAGGAGTTTCAACAACCGCGTCAAAATCTTCAACAATTGCTCGTGCTTTAATCACATTCTGAGGCTTTTCAGGTGTTAAACCAGAGATAGATACATCCCCTGTTGTAGCATCAGCACGTAAATATCCAGACCATTTTCCCTGGTTTCCACGACTTTCCCATGAAGCTTCGTTGTCCCAAATGACACCATTTATACAATGATTGTCAATGAAACTGTAGTAAGCTTCTTGTACATCTTCCACAGTAGTCATGGTAGCTAAACCAGCAACAAACTGCTGAATAATAACCGGATTACACAGAAAGAAGTTGGTGCGCACAGCAATGTGTGGTCGTCCGGAACCGTCTTTACCTGTTAACACATTAGCTTGTGCAGCTCCCTGAAGAACAACACCAGAAACTGCTGAACGATCAATAACATTTTGCTCACTGACCAAAGTCGCACTTGCTAAACGTTGTTTAACTGTTGCAATAGCTTCAGCAACAGAGGTTGCATTGGTAATGCGTGCTAACGAAGAGGACTTGATCTTGGGTAATAACTCGCTTGAAATCTTAGCCATTTGTAACAACGTGGTTTGAGAGAACCACAAACTTAAAACATTACTCTGCCGATTGAGGTAGCTTAGAGTCATACATGCCTGTCGGGACTACGATATTGTACCGATTCAGTGTTACTATTGTTCGCACTTACTCACCCGCAAGAGAATCCCACTGGGGGACTTTCCTGGCTTACTTGAGTAGGGGGCGAGGCCTTAGAGGTGGTACCACCCCTTCAACACACACATCAGTTTCTATTTTTTTCTAAAAAATTTTTTTCTACCTTTGAAGTCTAAAACTTTAACCTTTAAAAACTTTCTTATGCAAGATGAACTTTTACAGGCAGATGTACACTCTGCTGATTCTGGTCCACTGAATCCTACTCCTACTCCTACTGAATCTACTTCTCCTGAGGTTTCTTTGGATGAAGAGATCAGATTAAAAGTGAAAGAGTACAACAAGCTGTTGGTGAAAGAGGAGAAGACAGCAGCTGTGGATGGTTTGGAGTTGTTTATTGTTCACAATTCTTCTGCTCCTATTCCGGCTACTTTTAATGTACTTCGAAACAAGTGTGCACCTGATGGAGGGGAGCATGGTCAGCATCAATACTTCCATTGTACAAACCAAGAGGGGTTGCTGGAACTCTTAAACTCTTTGATTCATGGAGAAAACAATGAATAAATCTTTGTTTGAGGATGTAGCTTTAAAAACTAAAGTTACTCCTCGAACAGTTGAAGAGATTTTTAAGGTTGTTTGTGGGTTTACAGCCAAAACAATTAAAGAAGGAAACTTCGAAACTGTTATGATTCCTTTCTTTGGAAAGTTTAAAGCTCCTGCTAAAAGAGTTCAAAACAGATTTAATAAACGAAATCAAATAGATGAAATTATTAGAAGTAACAGTTGATGGTGAAGCCATTGTAAACAAACCTTGGATATCTTTAATCCCTGAACTTCAAAACCTGTTCAGAGATTCACAGAATAAAATCAAGTACTCTAATCCCAAAGGAAGGAAATACCTCTCATACATGTATCTTGTACTTGATTTCTCTTCTCCTTTGAGAGAGTGGAAAGAAGCAGACCGGTTACAAGAGGCTCAAAGAATAGCAGATTTAACTGAAGAGGATATTAAGAGTCCAAAGTTAAAAGCAGCCATGGAGTATTACAGTAAATTATTGTATCATTCCTGCAGAGCTTATAAATCCTACCAGGCTGCTAAAATAGGATTAGATAAAATGGATGAGTATTTTACTACTATTGATTTTGCTAAAACAGATAAACAAGGAAAACTTCTTTATACTCCTAACCAGTACATAGACAATATCGCTAAAACCAATAAAGCCTATGATGAATTGTCTAAGTTGGCTACAAGGATAGAAACTGAAATGACTAACTCTTCCGGAATCAGAGGTTTAGCAGAAATGGGAGATAAAGAATTACAACGATCTAAAGGACAGTCTTTTGAGTCGGATGGAACTTCTGCTGAATGGTCAGAAGATTCAACTGATGCTGATGCACCTGTAGCTTTGATAGATATTATGGATAGAATTACAGGAAAAAATTAAAAACTCTTATGTGGCATAATCTTGTAAATACTCAATACTTTAAGGAAGCAGCAATAGATTTTAAAAGAAATGGAGGTAGGTATACTAAAGCTCCAAGAGGAAGTAAAGAGTATACAGAGTACTGGAAGCTTCATGAAGAAAGATGTATGAAAGGATACAAAGTAGGGAATGTCTGGGTATCCGGCAGACACTACTTTCACTTAAACTTTCAACCCATGTGGAAAGTTCCAGACAGTGTTGCTTTAAAAGCCCTAGAAGAATCCAGAGATGGAAGAGGAAACATTTCAAAAAGAACAGCTGATAAAATCTTTGACTTTCCCAGGTTCAATGAAATGCAGTATGAATGGTGGAGATTTAAACATATTGCTTGGCATGGAGGAACATTTATGGGAGTACAATCCCCAGGTGGTAAACATCTTTGCTGTGGTAAGACTCGTGGAGCAGGATTCTCTTATATGGAAGCTGCTGATGGAGTGTACAATTTTAATTTTATTCCAGGATCTAAATCTTATTACTTTGCTTCATTAGAAGAATACCTCATCAAAGATGGAATCTTGAATAAAGTGCAAGAAGGATTAGATTGGATTAATAGTTACTGTCCTTATTGGAAACAGAACAGACAAAAGAAAAACACTCTTCTTCACCAAAGAGCTTCATACTTGGATAAGTATGGAGAAGAGCAAGGTACTTTGGCAGAAATTATGGGAGTAACTGTAGAAAATCCAAATAAGACTAGAGGTAAACGTGGGAAGAAAATAGTTTTTGAGGAAGGAGGTTCTTTTAAAAACCTTTCTGCAGCTTTAGAAATTTGTTTAGGTTCTATGCGAGATGGGGATTTTTATGTAGGACAAGTTTCTGTATTTGGTACCGGCGGAGAGGAAGGGCCTTCCATTGAAGGATTGGAATCTGTTTTTACACAGCCTCATCAATGGAACATGTTAGCTTTCCCAAATGTTTGGGAAGATGGAGATTTATCAGAAGTAGGATATTTTGTACCTTCCTTTAGAGCCAACTTTAAGTACACAGATGCTGATGGAAACATTGACTATAAGTTAGCTTTGGAGTCAGATAATAAAGAAAGGGAAATCAAGAGTCAAGCAAAAGATCCAAAAGATTTAGACAGAAGGAAAGCTGAATATCCTCAAAAACCTTCAGAGCTTTTCCAAAGATTACACAAGAATGACTTTAATGTAAGTGAGATTGATAAACAGATCAGACGCTTAGAATCAGATAATACCTTAAAGCAGCTTATTCGCCATGGGGAGTTTGTAAGTTCTGATACTGCTAAAGGAGGAGTAGAGTTTATTATTAAACCAGATGCCAGACCTATTGTAACATATCCTCATAAGCAGAAGGATGATTTAACTGGCTGTGTTTCAATCTGTGAAAGGCCTGTAAAAGATTCCAATGGTAATGTTCCTCCAGGAATATACAAGGTAGTTTTTGATGCTTTTTACAAAGATGATGCAGAAGACTTAACTTCCTTGTTTGATATCAGGGTGTTTAAGTTAGATAATAAGTTTTCTAAATCTTATGTGAATTTACCGGTAGCTTGGTTTACAGGAAGAAGAAAACTTACTTCCTGCTATGAAATTCTTTTTAATTTTTGCAGGTACTACAATGCTACAGCACAAGGAGAAAATTCTGGAGGTGGTCAAGGAGTAGTAGATTATGCAAAAGGTAAAAGACTCTTACAGTGGCTAGACTTTGAACCTGAAATGCTTCATAACAGAGAGTATGCTTCCAACATGAAGAACAGAGCTTTCTTAATGAACATGTCCACGGATAGAAAAAAGTTAGGTATGGCTTATCTGGTAGAATGGCACATGGATGTACGAGGATACAATGCCAATGGTTCTCCGGTATACAACATACATCAAATCTATGATCTGGGACTTTTAAGGGAATTAAGAAAAGGAGGAATTGCTAACTCGGATAGAATGTCGTCTTGTTTAATAGCCATGTTTATGTTGAAGGAGAATATAGCTTTACAGATTGAAGCAGTTCAAAAAACTTCTGATTTCTTTTCAAGACCTCTTTTTGGTTCTGCTACGAGTTCTGAGACAGAAAATGGAATAGTATCATTATACTGATGTATTTTTGTTTAAATCTTTGCCATGTCTACAGAAACTACCTCTCAGAATATTCCAGTAAATTCTCAAGGAAGACCACTTCAAATCATATCTTGGAACGACAAGATTAAAAATGATTTCAAATGGTTCAAAGAAAATGCCAAATACTTTATACGCATATCCCGTTTTAGAGCAGGACAAACTTCCAGAGCAACTAGAAACTACACAGAGTTATACAATGTTTATAATTCTAAGTTTCCTGAAGCTTGGTTTACTCAACATACAAATCCTTTAAATGCTACTAAAGAAGAGCATAAAAGATTTCCTGCTAAAATCAGACCTATTAATATTTTAAGACCAAACCTGGATCTTTTAATTTCAGAATACCCTAGGAGACCTTTTGAATTCTTTGTAACAAATTTATCAGATGATGCTTATTCTTCGTTTCAAGAAGAGGTAAACAACACTGTTATGCAGAATCTTACTCAACACTTTCAAGGAATGTTGGCACAATCTTTTATAGAGAATGGGCTATTAACTCCAGAAGGAGAACCGGTGTCTGAAGAAGCTGCTCAACAAGTACAGCAACAAATGGAATCTTTGGAGTTGCCTGAGAAAGTGAGGGAAAGAGCTTCTGCTTCCTTTAAAGATAAACTTGCTATCAAAGGACAGAAGTATGTTAAAAGAATTATTAAAGACGAGTTTATAAAAGCTAAACTCTTAAAGTGTTTTAAACATTGGATGATTGCTGGAGAGACTTACAGTTATAAAACAGTAGAACATGGTAAAGTTTTCTACAAAGCTATCTCTCCTCCTTTTTTAGATTACGATAAATCCCCGGATACTGATATGGTAGAAGATGGAGATTGGGCAGTATACAGAGACTACATGACTTTGTCTGATGTAGTAGATATGTATTATGAAGATTTAAAAGAGCACGAACTTAAAAATCTTCAAAACATTACAGGAACTTATCTAACTTCTCCAACACACCTCTACAATCATTTAATGACTGATGGTAATTTAAAAGGAGATAAGCTGGAAGTTTACCATATTGTTTGGAAAGGGAAAAAGAAGATTCATGTACTTCAAACCGAAGATGGACCTATGCCTGTGGATGAAGATTACCCACTAACTCCGGAAGAAAAAGAAACTGCTGAGAGTTTTTGGGTAAATGAAATCTATGAAATTACCCAGATCACCCCAGAGCTGTTTGTACGAGCCAGACCTTTTCCATACCAAAGAAACTCAATGAATAATTTTTCCCGTACAAAACTACCTTACAACGGGAGAAAATACTCAGATCTACATTCAACCAATATTTCTGTACTTGAAATGGGTTTACCACTTCAAATACTTTATATCATTATTACCTGGACACTTGAAAGAACTTTAGCAAAATCTAAAGGTAAAATAGCTTTAATTGATCAGAACGTTATTCCAAGAGGAGAGGGTTGGACAGAAGAAAAGTTTTTCTATTACTCTGATGCTTTAGGATATGCCTTAATAAATAGAAATCAATTAGGAGCTGATAAATCTTTTAATCAGTATACAGTATTAGATTTAACTCTCTTTGATTCTATTAAACAACTTATAGAACTTCAACAGCATATTAAACAGGAGTGGGATGATTTGATTGGAATCAATCGTCAAAGAAAAGGGCAAACGTATGCATCTGATTTGGTAGGTAACAACGAAAGAGCTACATTCCAATCTACTGTAATGACTGATATGATCTTTAATCTTTTTGATGAGTTTGTAGAAAGAGAGTTACAAGGAATTTTAGATTTGTCTAGGTTTACAGCTTTAGACGGAGTTTATAAAGTTTGGAATGAATCTGATATGTCTACAGAAATTCTTCAACTGGATCCAGTAGAATACTGTTATGCTGACTTAGGATTGTACATGGAGTCTTCTGCAGATATCATTATTAAAAAGAATAAAATAGAATCTATTGCTCAGGCAATGATGCAAAACAATGTAAAAGCTTCCGCTATTATTTCTCTTTTTAAAAGTGATAACATTGCAGAGATTGAAGCTAAAATAAAACATATTGAAGAAATTCAGCAGCAGATAGAAAGTCAAATAGCGGAGTCTGAAGAAGAAGCTGAAAATCTTCGACAAGAAAGAGTACAAGCTCATGAACAATTCCTGGAAATTTTACGAAGGGGTACCATGCATGAAGAGTATGATCGAAAAGAAGATTTGGAGCATATTCAAGGAACTTATAATACTTTTACATTTCAAAACGGAGATGCCAATGCTAACGGTGTAGCAGATGCTAAGGAAGCAAATAAAATTCTTTTAGAAAGAGAAAAAATGCTTAAAGACTCCGCCGATAAAAAAGAACAACGAAAACATGATATGCAGATTCACAAAGACTCTATGCTCATGAAAGAAAAAGAGATAAAGTCTAAAGAGAAAATTGCAAAACGTAAACCTAAAAAATCTTAATTATTTTTATGAAGTTCAACAGAATTTACCGGGATGCCGGACTAGAAGGTGCAGGAGCAAGTAAATTACCTAGCTTAGCAGATTTGGATGACCCAAACTATAAACCTCCGACTGATCCAAACAAGCCAGGGGAAGAACCTCCAGTAGAAGGATTGGATGCAGATGGAAATGTTTTAGATGGTTATACTCGTCAACAAGACGGTACCATTGTAAAAAATCCTGAGACTCCTGAAGATGGGGAAGAGGGAGAAGGAGAAGAATCTTCAAATGGAGAAGAAAATCCTGAAGAAGATACTACCCCTGAAGCATTTTATAATGCTGTAAGTGCTCAAACTGGTATCGAAATAGAAGTAGACTTTGGTACTGTAGATCCGCTATCTCCAGAAGGAGTAGCTTTAAGAGATTTAGCTTTAGTTCAACAAGTAAGAAACAACTTTGAAGAAGCTTTAAAAACAGAATACCCAAGAGCTTATGCGTTCTTTTTACACAACAAAGAAGGTGGAAGTGACGAAGAATTTTTCAAGGCTCCTGCTCCAGCTGTAATAGCAAGAGAGGTATTTGAAGAAGATATGGATGTACAAGAAGCCTGGATAAAAAAAGACCTTTTAAAGAAAGGACTTTCTCAAACTATTGTAGACCTTCAAGTTAAAGAGTACATCACTCAAGGAACACTGACAGCACAAGCTTTAAAAGTTTATGATCAAGTTGTTCAAGATGATAAACTTCGTCTTCAGCAAATTCAGACTAAAGAAGCTGAACGTCAAAAAGCTTTCGAAACTAATGTACAAACTCTCACTCAAGAAGTGTCCAGTACAATTAAAAATGGAATGAAAAGTCTGGTTCCAGAAACAAAGCAAGCAGAATTTGCAAACTTTGTAATGACTCATATTCAACATGATGGAGAAAGTAATTTCTTTGCAATTCTTCCTGTATCTAAAGAACAGTTAGCCACTACAATGGATAGCTTGTACTTGCAATATGTGAAAGGAGATCTTTCTAAAGTTGTAGCCAAAGAAGCAAAGAAAGAAACTGTACAGAGATTAAAACTAAAGGCATCAAGAGATAGTGCAGATAAGAAAAAGAATGCAGGAGATCCTGATACCTCTAAAAAGTTTATACCTTTGAGTGAAATTTAATTTTTTACGAAATGACTAATCCATATCCAAAACTACAGTTCCAGGTTCAGGAACAAATGTTCGACACAGAAAGTCGATTAGACGAAGAAAATTTTTATAACCAGCGTCAAGGAGGTCCTTCCGTTTTAACCAGTAAACTAACCTACATTTTAGGAGATTACAACAGGTCTTTTCCAATTTCTGGAATGACTGTTGGAGGTGTAGGTTACAATGTAAACAACACTTCAAAAGAAATTGATGATGTTCAGTTTACTTACCCGGTTATGGGAAGAGATGATAAAACCTCTCCGATTGCAAAAAGTATTTATGGTGCAGGAGATAAACCAGGTATTGGCCATGCTCCTTTCTATTTATTCTTTTATGACAACTGGATCAAGCGGTTTTACATTATCCAATCTTCTCGTGGAACCCAAGCTTACGTATTAGAAGCTCCGGAATTACAACCAGACGGTACTTACCGGTATAAGGTACAACTTGCTGCAAGTAATGCTCAGGACTTCTGTCCAATCCTTGAAACTCAAACAGAAACCAACTGGACTAAGTTGTTTGCTGCTGTACCTGAAAGTCAATCTCGTACAACTGAATCCAACATGGTTATGCCAGGCTTGTACAAAAACCAAATGTCCTTTATGAGGACTGGTATGAGTTGGGCTGGTAATGCTGCTAACAAGGTAATGAAAATTACTATGAAAAATCCTAACACAGGAATTGAAACTTCTGTTTGGATGGATTGGTTCATGTGGCAGTTTGAGAAAAACTGGGTAAATGATTGTGAACACTTCTACTGGTATTCCGAGTACAACCGTCTTACTGATGGAACTATTCCTTTGAAAGATTTGTATTCTGGAAAAACAATCCCATTAGGAGCAGGAATTTTATCTCAAATCGGTAACAAGTCTACTTACTCTAAGCTGACCTATAAAACTTTGGTAAACAAAGTAGGAGATGCATTGTTTGGACAATCTGATTCTGGTAACATGTCTATCACTTTGATGACAGGTACAGGAGGTATGAGGGAATTCCATGCTGCTATGGTTGATGCTGGTGCACAAATCTTAGGCCCATTAGGTGCTGGAGATATTGCTTCTAAATTTGTAACTGGTACAGGTTACAACTTGGCTTTAGGAGGTTACTTTGATACATTCTATCACATTGATGGATACACAATCAAAGTGAAAAAGAACCCTGTTTTCGACATTGGTCGAGTAGCTATGGGAGGTTTGAAACACCCTGATGGATTACCTTTGGAATCTTATCGTATGGTATTCTTGGATGATTCTGATGTTGATGGACAACCAAACATTATGCACGTAGCTCAAAAAGGACGTTCTTACATTGATGGTGTTATTCCTGGTCTTACTCCAATGCCTAAATCTTTGGATATCTTGGCCGGTAATTCTGGAATGCAAGCAAGCAAGTTTTTGGCTACTGATGTTGATGAAAGCTCATACACTCGTATGAAGTCCGCCGGTATTCAAATCTTACGCGCAAACCGTTGCTTTGATTTACAATGTGAGGCTGGACTCTAATCTAAATAAAAGGGGAGCAACCCTCCCCTTAATTTTTAATCTTTAAAATATAAAACAAGTGAAAAACCTTTTAATTTTAACTTTAATTCTTTTCGGCTTCTCTGCCATGGCACAGAATGTAGCTACTAAATCCACTTGGTCACAATGGAACATGGATACTTTATCTTTTACCGGTACCACTTCAGGAGGTGTAGCTTTTGGTGAATCTAAAGTATGTACTACAGCCAACAATATCATTGTACAATTTCAAATGGTAGTTTCTACTAAGCATGAAACACCTCAAGCTTTAGGACTAGTTCTGTGGGGATCAAATGATAACACTAACTGGTACAGGGTAGATTTAAATAAGATATTTGCTCCCTCTTATGCGCATGTATCTAAATCTCCTTCTTACACTTATTCTGGAACTTATCCAGTTATAAGTCAACCAGCTTTAGGAGTCAATAGTTCTGCAGGATCAGTTTGGACAGCAGCCGATACAATTGCGGTAGGCAATGGTTTAACTGCAGGAACAGCTGTATCGTACATCCTTACTTTGTACAATCCTGGATTTAATTACTATAAATTTAGTGCCTCTTACCAAGGATCTGCTAATACAAATGCTAAGGTAAGCAGTGTTCGATGGCGATTCTTTACCAGGAAAGTCTATTAATTTTTTAAGTTTTACAAACATAAATCCTCCCTTAAAAGGAGGATTTTGTTTTTAGAATAATTTGTATTTACATTTGTAGAAGAAAACTGTACAAATATGACTCATCCCAACAGCCACAGAATTGTTATCTACCGAAACACATCTTTTCTTGCAGCAGCTCAAGGAAAGGATGTAAGACCTTTTTTTGCTGCCGGAAATCAATCCATAGGTTCTTATTACGAATCAATTAACTCAACTAAAATTGCAAGTGGATTGACTGCAGAAGAAGAAAAACTATTACTTCCAGAAATTCTCTACATTGATCCAAAAGAAATTGAATTTAAAAAAGAAGTACGAACCTTCTTTATCAACATGGATACTAAAATCCCTTTTGATACAGGATTAACATTAGAGATAGGATTAAGTGAGGACAACAATGCTCCTATTTCTGCTTCAAATCTTCCAATTAAAACAATTGATTACATTCGTTACCGACATGCATTGAAGCACCCCAGGGTAGCTAAAAGCCCGGAAGAAGCCGAAGGACAGAATAACATTTGGTTTTATATTCAAGATAAAGCTTTAACGAACAAACGTAAAAAAGCTCAAGCTGCTATTAAAGATGAAGCTATTCAAGCTTATCTTGAAGTAAAAGATGATGCTAATAAAGTACAACAAGCTCTCTTATTGTTGGGTAAAAGTTTAAGTTCTTTGGAAGACCCTGCTGAAACAGAGCTTCGAAAAATAGCTGAAAGCAACCCACAGAAGTTTGTGGATGTAGTACTTCATAGAGATTTTGAAGCAAACTATTGGATTCAATCTCTTTTGGATGCTCAAGTAATTAAACAAGTTGGTGGACGTTTCTATGATGTAGAAGATGACACTAAAATAGCTGAATCTAAAGAAGATATGGTGACATTCTTAAAAGATGATTCCAGCAACTCAGAAAAAATAGGATTGTTGAAAGCCAGGTATCAAGATAAAACTGTAAAATAATGATCTTACAAGTTCTAAAAGAAATGAGACAAAAGTGCCATGCACTTAACTCTACTACAGAAAATCATGTACCTTCTTCAATTCATGTTGCAGACTTTTTAAAATCCCTTCGTTTGGCAAGAGCCTGGATGGGAAAACTAGCTGGAATTGTAGGAAAAGAAAATCCGTACAAAAAAGATGGTAACAGACATTCTAAAGAAGATATAGAACCTATAGTGGATGTTTCAGCAACCTACTTAAATATCACAAACCTTAATCAAGTTGAGAGAATTGACTGGTTACGACAAGAGTTAAATAGTCTGTTAAGTACTTTTAATACTCTTTCGGAAGGAGAAAGTGCTTCTGCTATTGATGCAACCACATGCTTAATAAGTATTTATCAGCATTTAGGAGAAGCAAGATTTCACTTAGGGTTTGAATTAGGAAGAATACGAGATGAAAAATAAATTATCTTTGTAAAAACTTTCCCATGACTGCCTTAGAAATGCATATAGAAGTCAATCAATCTCTTCAAAAAGTAGCAGCTAATACTACTAGAAAATTTTTAACTGAAGAGATTGATTGGGTTTTATGTAAAATGCAAGACCGGTTTATTCAACAATGTTTAAGACCTGTAGAAACACCTGGGGCTAAAGGTAGATTTCAGGTAGTTGATCAGTTAAAGCAGGATGCTTTAAAACCTATCACTGTAACAGGTCATCGTATTACAA